CCAAATTGCATCAATAATTACTTGATCATCAACACTTGTACCATCATGACCGTCAACCCCATCTTTCGGAACTGGGATGGATGCTATAATTTCTTGCAACCTTTGAGTAATCTTATTATCAAACAAGGTTTGAAAACCAGCTACTTGATTACTTAACTCTAAAAACAAGGCATCTTTTATAGCTTTTTCATCTGCATCTTGTCCGTCCCTGCCATCTACTCCGTCTTTTGGAATAGGGATAGCACCGATAGATTTATCAATACTTGCACTAAGTTCATGTTGGATTTTATCAATTTCTAGCTTTAAATAATCAAGCAGAGTTTTTTTAATAGCTTCTTCATCAGCATCACGCCCGTCAATTCCATCTTTTGGAATAATAGGCTCTGGTACAGATTGCTTGATATCTAAAAGCCCAGCCTCTAATTTTATTACTATGGTTTTTTCTAATTCTTTAATGATCTTCTGCTCATCGGCATCACGGCCATCACGACCTTTAACTCCGTCTTTTGGCACTGGAATAAAAGTCTTTAGTTCTTTTGATAGATGATTTTGTAAATTTTGCAGAATTTCCGTAAATTTAGCTTCAAGAATCTTATTAAAGACGCTCTTTAGCTCTTCAAGAATAAGATTTGAGTCAAAAGTGTTAGTATTATTGTTTTGAGGTAAAGAGAATTTTTGTTTAAACCCATCTTTGTAAATAAAAGTTATATCATCATCATTTTTGACAACTGATTCGATATACTTTTGAGACTGAAGTTTTGACGCTAACTCCCAAAGGGTAGCTACGATTAACTTCTCGTTCATGTGCTTGTACCTTTAACTTTGTTGTACAACTCATCCATGACTTTTGTTATTTTTTTGTCTTCTTCTTTCTTGATGTCATTTTCAATATCTACATCATCTTCTAGTAAATCTTCATTACCCTCATCGATTTCTAAAAGCTCATTATCAGGTCTAGCAAGCGTGATATTCGTTTGAAAACTACCTTGACCAAATCTTTCTTGCCAACACTCAGAAGGGTCTATTGCCCCGCGATCAATATACATACAGTCAATCTCTGCATATTTTTTCTTAATATCCGCCCATTCGCCTTCAGAAGGAGCTGTTAAAGACGGAAATTCCCACTCCCAATTTGTCGGTTTTTTAGTCCAACTTTTTTGGTTTTTTAAAATATCAATTAGCCACTTAAGGCACGGCTCTATATGATCGCCCCTATAGGCTCTGACAATATCATACCAGTTCTGCATATCACTTGTTCCGGTAGCATTAAGACCGGCCGGTGATTTGCCAAATAATCTCGTAGCAGGTATACCAGTTACAGCGCAAATGTTTTCTGAAAACCTATCCCACAACTCAGCAAGACCAGCCACAGAACTAGACTTCTTTTCGTAATCCTCAGAGCCATCACCATCTAAAAGAATTGTATTGGCATTTGATCTTGATAAATCAATCCATTGCATACGCTTGATAATTTCAGCATCACCGCCTTCCTGTATAAGCTTATCGCTCAGTCCATTCATTTTCATAAGTACTTGAATGAAATCTTGTACTATCTCAGTCGAAGAATTAACAATAATCCCATAGTTTCTAAGAGCTTCATAACAAGATTGTAACACCGAAACATCCCAGCCTTGATTGTGTAGTTTTGCCGTATTAACTAAACGTTCACCACCAAAAATAAAACATCTAGACCTATGCACTTTAAAAAAACTATTATTATCAGCCATATAGTTTTGCACCGAAGTAATGGTAAAAAGCTCAGGCTCTCCGTAATGTTCTTTGTAAAAATCCCTACACAAATCATCATTCGTCCACTGTATTTGATGTCTATCAAATACTTTTAAAGACACTAACTTGTTAATTCTATTGAGGTTTAAAGGCTTATGCATTTCTAGCCCATCATCGATAAAAGCAACGAGTATTGCTCCGCCGTATAATCTACCAAAATATCCGGCATCAATTATTTTTTGCTTAGTCTGAGCACGCTGTAATTCATCAATTAATAACGCATCCCCCTCAATAAATCCTCGTGCAGCATCATCTACCACGATATTAACTATTCTCTTACCTATGCCATTGGATTTATAAATTTCTGCAAGGGTATATTGATCAAGTGCTAAGGTCGGTTTAAATAAAGTGGAATTGGTACGACTATTGCTTGTACCTAGATTGGTTACAACGTTTGTCCACCCGTCGTTACGTATGCCTTTGAAAAGACTTTGTATAGCTTTAAACATGAATTTATTTTATCAAATTTTACAAAATAAATTGTATTTGAGCTTCATGATTAATACAAATTTTTCAAAGCTAATCTATTGACAGATTAAATGACTAAACTCTCATGTGTTATTAAACTATATCAAAGGCTACATAAAAACTTGAGCTATTTAATAATTTAAAATATGCTTTTAAAACATTCGGTTTTTACACGCTCTGAATGTACAAGTGAATCTTGGGGTTTTGTGAATATTTCAACAAGATTCACTTCGTCCGCATAAATTTCTTGCTTACTCATAATGACCCCACATTCTCAATATCTTTACTACTTTTTCTTCTTCCAGCACTTCATAAACAATTCGATGTTGTAAATTAATTCTAATTGATCGTTGTCCTTCTAAATTGCCAACAAGTGGCTTACTATTCAATGGTATTGGATTAATCACTAAAGATTCACACAGCTTGATTGCTTTATCTCCTAGTTTAGCAGTTTTTAATAGTTGAATATCTTTTGCTGCTCTTTTTGTATATTGAATTGTGTATACTATTTCCATGCTTCCTCGTGGCTAATCCATTCTTCTCTAGGAGATTTACTAGCTTCAAGTATAGATTCTGCAAGTCCAGGTACAGAATAAATAGCCAAAGTCTCCTGCAAACTCTCGTAATCTTCTTGTGACAGCATTACAGCGTTATTACGTTTGCCTGTGATATAAATTGGTTCATGAGTTTGATTGGCTTCATTGATAATATGATATAATTTTGCTCTTGCCTGAGTAGTAGTATAAATATTCATAATTGTATCCTAATATATAAGTTATTATACGACTTATATTACCATATCACGTACGCAAAGCAACAACTTTATTTAATTTCTTACTCCCGCCACTTACTATAATCGATAACTCTTCGTTTCATCAAACGTTCTAATCCATAGCGAATGCTGTCGATACAATGGTCATTATCTTTGACAAGATCCCTTTTTATATCACCGCTTCTAGCATCAACTTGGTAAGAATAGAGCGTGAATTCCTTGATAGTTTCAACGCAACGTGGGTTTATCACTATTGAAAAAGTCTTCATATATTCAATACCATCTTCAACAGTACCCTTGCCCTTTTCAACGGGTTTTATTCTTAATGAATCAACACTTTTTAAATGAGCAATATTGTCAGGTCTGGCATTATCGGCATAAATATAATATCTATCCAGATCAGGCAACTTATCTCGTAAGAATTTAGCAATTTTATTGAGTAATAACTCCTTAGCATAGGCCTCATGAGTAATATAAAGTTTATTCTCGTGAATATAACACCTAATACCAACAGTTGGATGTTTAGGTGAAAAACCAAAATCTAAACCATAATATGGATGCACTCTTGGCGGTTCTTCAAAGTTCTCAATATCCCAATGTACTCCTTGTTTAAAGACTTGAGCCTCTGAATTATATAAACATTCACCCTCCCATATATGTTGATACAAACCAAAGTCTCTTATCTTATCACGTTCCATCTCATCTTTTAATACACTCGGAAAATATGGGTTATCTTGCCAGTTCACTTTGACTCTGTAAGTATTAGTAGCTATTTCTTGAGGCTCGATAAATTCTCGATACAGTATATCAGTCTTATGCTTGGGATTCATAGTAATCCAAATTTCTGAATCCTCCTCGCGGATAGTAGGTTTTATAACTTTCCATGACTCTGCACTTAAGGTATCAGCCTCCTCTATCCATAAATGAGTAATACCTGCCATAGATTTGATACTATCTATATTATGATGCAAACCTTTGAAGATAAAACGACTGCCTACATAATCGCTTCTTATCTCATCACGTGTTACTTCAAAAAATTGAGCAAAACCAAGACTCTCTATTCTTTGTTTTAGTAATGAATGAACGCTATCCTTTATTGAGTTCTGGAATTCACGACCACAGATAATTAAGCATTTCTTTTGTAGAGCTGTTATAAGTAATATATCAGCTACTGCATAGGATTTACCGCTACCACGACCACCATATATTACTTTGTAGCGATATGGCCTAGCTAAAGGCATTTGCCACAAGGAAATATTGTGTTTTATACTAATTTTCATCTTCGTTTTTTTTTATTGAATTTGTAACTATATGATAAGTTACATTTGCTCCTTTGTTATTTTCATACTTGTTATCACTTGGTTCATTCTTTTGTCCAAGTATGTTTACGCCTAACCATTTTTGCATAGAAACATTACTTGGGGCTGATTTCCACTGCATTCTACGAAGAGCCATTTTTCCTTGATCTGAAAATTCCTGATAAAACTGGGAAAAACCTATGCCATATTTCTCTTTTATACGAGTAGATAATGTCTTGTGGTCTACTCTGAAAGCAGAACAGATTTCGCTTTGTGTACAATGGATTGCACATAATTGTTCAAGCATTAAAAAGTCTATTTCTTTCTTCGGTCTACCAGTGGAGTTTTTCCCACTTGAGTTTTTGCGTTTTTCCGCCTTTTTACTCATACAAGCACCGCCTCCTTACCCGTCTCTTTTTCCCAACGTTTTACTATAACATCCACATAAGCTGGGGATAATTCCATTATATAACAATTACGTTTCGATTTCTCACAAGCGATTAACGTTGTTCCGCTACCGCCAAATGGATCATAAACGCTCTCGCCTTCTTTTGAATTATTAAGAATAGGTCTTAACATACATTCAAGAGGCTTTTGTGTACCATGTCCTGTTCGTTCTTCGCCATCTGTTGCCCCACCCGAATAATTATCTATTTCCCAAACTGTACTTTGGTTACGTTTACCTTGCCAGTTATGATTTACTCCTTTTTTTACTGCATACCACAAAGGTTCGTGCTGATGATGATAATCACCTCTACTTAGAGCAAAGATCGGAAGA